TGTACCTGCATCCTCTGCCTGTAAAACATCCTCAGGAATAGCGTTATATCCGTCCTCGATTAAGCCGAGAATATTAGCCTTCGTCAAAGTAGCGCCTACCATCTTAATAGACTCAGTGCTGCTAAGTAGAAGCTTCTGCATGCCGTCGAATTGGTTAGGATCAACCGCGCTATCTCCGCCGATTATCATTTCTTCGATCTCGTTTGAGAGGCCGATCGCGATCATCAGCAAGGTAGCCGATTCCAACTCGGCCGGAAGAGCTTCGTTAGCTGCTCCGGGGCTCAGTGAGTACACGGTGCGCTTCTGCTCGAGCTCGTCGATGCACTGCTCCATGTTTATTTTGTACGTAGAAACTTTCGCCTTCTTTTCCGAAAGTTTCATGATTTGGTTCGGCGTCCATGCGCAATCCAAACCGTCCGCCTGCAAAATTTTATTTGCAAGATCAATCTGAGATAGCAGCTCTTCGCCTTTTATGCCTGTCAATACGCGAATATATCCGCCCTGAATCAGTCTGCCGCCAAATACCGCGCGAGTAAACCACTCCGGATTTTCTCTAGCTGTATAGGATAGCGAGTTAATGTCATAGATATTTGCCATTTTATCAATTTGTTTTTAATGGTTACTTACTCTTTTTCGCTTCCATTCGGTCGCGGCGGCTCTTAATTACAGCGGCCATCTTCTCTGTATAGGTCATGTCCTTAGGGTCTTTCGTAGCCTCTACCGTAGTTTTAGCCTTTTCGGCACTAGGCTCTAATTTCAGTGCGGCTAGCTCTTTCTCTAGTTTCGCGATTTTTGCGGCCTTGGGGTCACCCTGTTTAGCCAAGAACGCTTTTGCGCGGGCCTTAGCTGCGTCTACTTTCTTCTGCATTGCCACGGGGTCGTTGGGAGCTGCTGCGGTGTCTCCGCTAGTCTCAGGCTGCGTTACTACCATCATGCCGGTATCGTCTATGACGATGAAATTACCGTCCGCTAAAGCGTGCTCACCTGCGGGGGCTTGCGCGCCATCCAGGGTAGCGAAGCCGTCACTGTCGACTTGAATTTCCCCGCCGTCGGCCAATTCAAAGATAAGGAAGGGACTTCCTGCATCTACCTTATCTTCGGCGGCGACTGTCGCGAGGTCGTCAGCTGCTGCTGCGGTCTCTCCTTCTAGTAAGGCCGTTACCGCCTTAAAAAAAGTCACTAGGCCGTTAGGCTTTTTGGCCTCGGCTTTTGGTTTTTCTACTTGTTTTGCCATTGTTATACTATTAAAATTAAAAAGTCCTTCTAAACTAAAGCCTTTCACGTTCCCGCTTTGCACTTCATCGCGCCAATACGTCGGGTCGGTTATCTTATAAGATGCAAGAAGAGTCCCCGCAGGGAGCTCACCTAGCCCTAAGGCTACTGCTTTATCGCGCTGTGGGTCTGTTACCGTCCACAACTCCGTTAAATAATTGCCCTTTAGTTGCGCATCATGCTGGTGTGTCGTGTTATTTAAGGCGAGGCCTGTGCGCATCATTTTATTTGCGATCTTCTCGATATCGCTTGCCGTGAACTTCAAATAATACTCGCCCATTTCTTCGTCATTCCTGTATATTAGCTGATCAGGTATCAGGACGACACCGGTAAGTATCTGCTTCTTTGCATTCAGCTGCAATTTAACGGTGCGAGCTCGCGCCAAGGCAACAAAATTACTCTCGTTCGCGGGGTAGTCTACGAAAGATATAGCATATATCCCTGTGTCATCTACCCCGCCTATTTTTGCTTCGAATATAGGTATTTTCTTTTTCATGTAATAAAGATAAAAAAAATAGTTGGCATCTAGAATCCTGCTAAGTCGCGAACCGAAGTAAGTCTATCCGTTGCGTCGATTATGTCCGTAACGGCTACCACCGGCGCGATATTTACTTTGCTCATTGCATCGGCTAATTCCGCATAATCGATCGAAGTAGTTACACTCGTTACACTCGGTATTTCCCCGCCTTCCGCTAGATAGGATTTCACCTTCTCTGACGTAGCGTTCGCAGGCTTGCTAAAGAACGAGGCTATTTCCGCATGTGTTATCTCTTTGCGCTGACTATTTATGTACTTTATCAGCTTTTTATTCTTCTGCGTAGTATCTTTGTTAACTACGTACTCGCCGCCTTCTACTTCGATGTTAGTACCAGTGATTCTAGCCCCGCCGTTCGCGTGACTAGCCCCTTTTATCTCGCCGCCATCCGCTAGCTTCGCGAGCTGCTTAGTTATTATGCCTACCTGCACTGCGCCCGCTGCACCTACTATACCGGCAACAACTAAATTTAAAGGAAAGGTAAGCTTAAGCGCGCCGGTAATAGCCTCGGCGGTATTGGCAATACCTTGCGCAATTTGACTTATTAAGTCCATCCGCTTTTGTTGCTTCTCCTTCTTCGCGATCTCGGCCTCTCTCTTCTCTTTCTCTTTCGCGAGCCGCTTCTCTTCTCTCTCTGCTTCTTGTCGTGCGTGCATCGAGTCAGCCAGTTGACTTTTTAACGCGTCGGCCGTTCCACCTGTAGCCGCTTGCAATTGCTCTTCGATCGACTCAGTGTTCGTTACCGCATCTTCTCTCTGTGTCTTAGCCTCTTCGTACTTGTCGTTTATTACGTCTAGCTCGTCGTTAAGATCGTCGATTTCCGCCTGTAGCCCCTTTGTGATCGTGTCTGTTACCGCTGTTACCGCAGTAGCCCCCGCAGCAGCAAAGCCGCTTATCTTATCGAAAAGGTCGCGGTAATATTCCATTGTGGTAGCCTTCGACGCTTTCGTATTCTCTACCTGTTCTTTCTGCGCGCCCTTAATTTTAGAAGTCACGTCTGTATTTGCGGCCGCATATTTTTGCATTTCAGCCTCGTACTCTGTAGTGCCTTTTTTAAGCGTGTCTAGCGTAGCTTGGTGAGTCAAGGATAGTTGGCCTTGATATTCAGTAAGTCCGCTAATATACTCGCCCAGTGCCGAGTTTATTGTAGATAGGCTAGCCTTCGTTGCCTCTACATCGATAAGGTGTAGCCCTGTTTTACTGCGCTTCGTGTACTCGCCTACTTTGACTTCCACTTGATCGAGCATCTGCTGCACACTCGTGAGCTGCTGATCGCTTTGCGTCTGCATCTGCGAAGCGGATAATGCTAGTAACTCATTTGCCTGCGCGTCCTGCATATACACTATCGTGTCATTCAGCTTTTGCTTTTCTGAAATAGTCAGGTCTTTTTCGTCTCTCAGGCGCTTCTTTATGTCAGCTATCTGACGATCGTACTTTATATTAATCTCCGTCCTTGCGCGATCATTTTGCCCGGCGATGGCAGACACGAGCGCATCGTCGAAAGTATTCTGTATATCAAGCTCTTTTTGCGCTTGTTCCTTCGCCAAAGCTACCAAGTCTTTAGTCTGCTGCTTCTGCAAAAGAAGTATCTTAGCATTTATCTGCCTACGTGCGCGAAGCGTTATCGTACTGTCTTGCAACGAATTTTGCTCTTCTAGATTCCTTTTTAAGTCTTGTATCTGTCTCGAGTAGCTGACCTTAATAGTCTCCCTCTGTTGCTCGTAGCTGTCCTGTATTAGCGCGATTCTAGCGTCCTCTGTAGCGCGCGTCGCGTCTATCTCGTTGCTCTTCCTCTCTTTTGCAAGGTCTTTATCCGCTTTCAGTCGAGCCGCTCTTTCTATTGCTATATCGTCTTGTATTTGCGTCTGATCGACGTTGAGGTTAGTAGCTATACTTACTTTTCTACCGAAATTATCGATTGCGCCTTGCACGCTGTTTATTGCGTCTTCTATCTTTACTTTCTCTACTTTGCCGTTTAAGTCGATATCTAGCGTAAGTTTGTCTTTACCTTTCGCTTGCGCGGCTCTCAACTTATTGAGGACCACGGTAAGAAGTTCTACCTTCTTTTTATTCGAGTCAAGACTCGCTAATTCCTTCGCGTAGAATCCGCGCTGCTGCGCGTTGTTCTTCACTCGCTCCGCCGCTAGTGCGTCTTCTGCGGCGCGTATGTCCTTCGTTTTTGCACCTTGCGCGGTTAGTATGCTTACCTGCGTCTCGGCAGATTTAACACGCGCGTCTCCGGCTTCTTTCAATAGGGTAACTTCGTGCTCTAAATAGTCGAGGTGGATAGCCTCTAATTCGTTCGCCTTTTTTTGCGACTCGGCCGCCTTGTTTGTGTTAATCATAAACGCGGCTATAGCGCCTACCACCGTGATGAGCGCGAGCGCGAGCAGAACATAAGGATTTGCGGCAGCTACTATGTTAAACAACTTTTGTGCTATAGTAGCCGCGAGAGTTCCTTTAGTCCCGAGAGCCTCGGCGGCCGTCTTGGCTCTCAACTGCACAGTGCGTACACCATCTACTACCGCCGCCGTCTTTTCCTGTATCCAACCTTCTTTCACCACTGCGTTGTAAGCCTCACTCGCAGTACTGGCCAAGGCAAGTATGCCCGCCATGCCTTCTGTAGAGCGCGCTACTACGTTGGTCGTACTTCCTAGCGTCTCAAGAGCCGCATTAGAGCCGAGTACTTCCGTAGCCATGCCCACACTTCCGCGGGTGGCTAGCTCGAATTTATCCGTCAAGTCCTGTAGGCCCTTATATCCTTTTTCATAATTTCCTACGCTGTCTCTAAAGTTACCTGTGCTCTCGCGCAGTGCTTTATATTCCGCATCTAACGATTGTATCTGCGTTATCATTTTACCGCCTACCTCGATATCAGCTCGCTGTGTAGCGCTTAGCGCTTCGTACGCCACACGCAAGTCAGTAAGCTGCATACCCATCTGAGCGATAGAGCCCTCTGCTAGCTTATTAATGCTAATAGAGCGCGTTACCTCTCTCGTTTTTTCCTGTAGCGCCTTGGTGGCGGATATCTGCGCCTTATTAGCCTCAGAATCTGCGGAAGCTAGCTTCTTCTGCGTGTCGCTTAGCCGCTTAGCCGCTTTCTCTTCTTCGGTAAGCGCAGAACTCTTAGTCTTGCTAGCAGCAGCGCTCTTCGCCTCTGTGCTGTTAGTCTTTGCGATCGCGCTATCCAACGCCTTAATGGCGCTCTCCAGGGAAGTTACATCTTTGACGTTCTGCGTTACCCCGTTTATTTGCAGAGTATATTCTTTTTTGCCGGCCATTATATTCTACGTATTAGTTTTAATTTAGTCTTGTTTTTTTGCGACGGATCGTAACCGCTTATCTCCGCAATATAATACAGATCGCCGTTGAATCGTATATACACTGAGCCGTCTAGCTTCGTATAATCTTCCGCGGTTATGTAACATTCTACCTCAGTGTAGTGCGAAGAGGCGTCGACCAATATAGAGAAGTACTTACCTAGTATAGTATCGTTCTTATCTTCGTAGCTTAGCTCCATTAATCCATTAAGCGAATTACTTACCTTTGCTAATTTCAAAGCCGCGCCGTTGAAATCGAACTGCCCGCCTATGTCGTTCAGTAGTCCGTCAAAGTAAAAGAATCTGTACGCCTGCGATGTATAGCGATTCTCCATCGCAGTAGGGTAACTCTCCGTCAATAACCATGCATCATTTTTAGATATTATAGGGAGAGGCAATACAACGCTATCCTGTGTTATATCTTTGTACCAATTATACGAAAAGCTACTAGTCTGTTCTGTCACGCTCTCTTCCGTTGCGCCTGTGTAAAAGTGTCCGCCGCCATTTACCCCGGTGCGAACGTAGCCTTCCTCTTCGGTGTCCACCGTAAAGCCTATCTTATACTCAGATGGTAGTCCTAGAGAGGTATTCACGCGGTCACGTAGAGACGCCTTCTCCTCGATGTTTAAGTACTTGCTGCTAGTTCCCTTCTTAGTCTGTTTAACGTCTAAACTAAATGCCCTAGAATCCGTCTGCGTAAGCTTTAGATTAAACGCCTTTACGAAGTTATCTAGAAAGTCGTCTACTTTAGTATCCGCAGACAGGAAGCCCGCTAGATTTATACTGTTCACGTCGAAGTTCACGGCGTCGTTCCAATTCATCGCTGCGGTGCCCCTACCTGCGAGGTCTACTTTCAACCAGTCTTCGTCGACGCGGAAGGGCGTTATACCTAGATCAAATTTCAACTCGTGGTTAACGAGACCGTAGGTAGAGTGCATACCGTCTTTCCTGTAGCGCCCCTCAGAGGACACAGAGGCAACGGTAAGTAATTCCCCAGCTTTTAACCACACTACGGTACTTACTGCGCCTTGTCCTGTGTAGTTCGCGTCTGCGACCGCATCGTCGTACATGCCTCGTCTAGCATACACGCTCGGCGCGTTAAGCAGCGACATGTGTAGCTTGCGCGTGCTCTCCCACCCGATCGCGTCCTCGCTACTTTCGACGATAGTTCGATTTATGGTTAACGTGCTGCTTACGTCGAAATAGTTATTGGCAAGCCACATAGTTATGCGGGGCTGAAAGCCGGGGACGTCGGCGAGCGTGGTGTCTATATGAGCCGTCCCGTTCACGAATTGCGTGCTAGAATATGAATATTCAGCATCGCCGTTAAAAAGAAATATTAGACCAGTATAGTTAGCGTCTACCGGAATGCTGAATACGTATGTATAATTGCTCTCTAGAGGGAATCTGTTTAGTATCACGTTATTTGCGGCTAACCCCGTGGCCAATATTTGCACAGAACCAAGGGCGCCACACACTAAGACCATTTTTGAGCCATTGGTGGATATCGGTATAGTCTGCTCGATGTAAGTCACCGTGGGGCTGCCCGCGACGGGCGCTTTTATGTCTACATAGTCTAAACTTGGCCATCCGAAGCCCATACCATTAGGAGAGTAGTAGGCTAATACTGCGACGGCGTTGTTAGCTTCTACCGTAGCCGAGAATTTAACATTAGCATACAGCGACAAATCTATAAAATCTGTTGTCTCCCACCCGGCCAAAGACGTAATGAGTCCATCTGCGTTGGACAATGCCCAATTTTCCGACCTACCCGTTATATTAGATGGGGTAGGGTCCACGGGGTTGCCGTGACTATCTAGTACCTTGTTGTGTACCCAAGTCGCAGCTGTGTAGTCTATGTTTATGTTAGGGTTGTCACCTTCACTGTCGAACGAGCCCAAGCGGCCATACTTCATATACCCCGGAGAATTTACGACTAGCCGCACGGGCGTGTCACCGTTCGCGGTTACGTCGTAGCTATTGGCCGGTTTAGAAATAAGCACTTGCGCATATCTGTTTTCAGTATCGAGCGGATTATAATATTTCTGCGCGTTAGTGCCGCGATCTGAGTTATAACCGAACTCAAAGCCCGCTAATATGTTCGAACTCTGCGCGGCATCCACCATATTTATTTGGCCATCGGCCGTAACAGGCGGGAAATATTTCGGTATGTTATACTCGTCGTAGATATCATTCTGCGGTTGGTTATCATAGAAAAAAGACCCGTCGAGCTTTGCCCCGGATAGTCCAAAATCCGCATTGCCGTTGTCGCGCAAAAGCTTTACCTCATATACATTTTCGAACATGCGGTTGTTCGCATTCTCAGAGAGTCCGCTTATATGCTGTATGCCTGTATTCGAGTCGGTAACTCGCCAATTCGAATTACCGAACACATTCAAACTGGCTTTAAAAGTGAGCTTGTAAAAGCCCTCTGTAGGTATGCGTATCTGTCCGCGTGTCCAGGGGAAACCGTCGGCGTCGTTAACCGTCTTTAGTAGAACATTCCCGCCGGTGTCTTCGCGCACTTCTATCTTAGAATTAGTAGCGTCTAATACGTCGCAACTGTATATCGTGCCTGTGTCATCTGACGATTGATTTATGCCGCGCTCTAATCGAGCCGTGTTTGTAATCCGCTCGTATGTTGAGGCCCACGCGCCCGATACGCGGATAGTGGCGTGATGGCCGTAGTTCCAAGGCTGCGTGTAGTCTGCCTCATTGCGATAGCTCATATACAGTTGTTTCAACTTTTCGTCAGAGAAGGCCGTACCCGATATCACGTACCCTTTCGAGTTAAATATGTGCTGTATGATTATAAGAGGGTTCACGGCGGGCGGAAGATCACTCATACCTATATATACGCTGTCGTCCCACACTGTACGACCTGAGTAGGTATTCGCATCTTTATTAAGCGGGGCTTTAGGAAGAAGTCCGTAAAGCACGAACGGAAATATAGCCGCCTGCGGTTCAGTCCTAGCCGCTTCGTTGTACAGGTTAATATATTCCGCGAAATCTACGAATGGTATTCTGTATTCCGCGATAGCATTTAGCGCTATATCGCCGAAAATGTCCTTAACGGACTTCGCCGTCGGCACGTACAAATTCCCTTTGTATGCATCACTCACTTCCGTAAGTCGAAACCTACCCGTGAAGACGCGAGAACCTGCCACGATGCACTCAGCATTATATTCCGTTACGAACTTATTGCGCGTCTCTTCTACGTTCGCGTGCCCGAAAACTATGTCGTTAGTTTCCGTAAGAGGCAGCGATATAGAGTAGCTATACTGCGCGTCCTTGGTACTCAACTCAGCAGGGTTAATCAGCTGCCTGTTTAGACGCAAGCTAAAGTCGGAAGATAAATCTACCAACGTGCCGTTAATATATAGTTCTGTATTATTCATTTGTGTAAGTAGCGCTTAAATGGTACTTCAAAGTAGGCACTTGCATGTTAAATGCAGAGGACGTCTTTTTTAGTTGAAAATCGTCGCGTACTAGATAGTTTCCGTCCTTATCTAGCAGTACTCGTGCGGTGGCCAACTCTTTAAGCCAGTCCGCTACTTCGTCTGTACATGGCGAGCCCTCTATCGTTATCGTGTCTTCTAACGATACAGAGTGCATAAGCTCGTCGCCTGCTTCCTGCACATTTACAGGCGTGACCGTTCTATTGTACGTGTCCGTTGTGGGTTTAATCTCGTCTTGCAAAGTAGCGTCAAAATTGTACGTATCCCATCCGCCTAACTTATTAAGAAAGGTAATCGGGTTTAGGACGTGCAGGCAGTCGGGCAGTACTCTGTATTCTAGCGAATTAGACACGGCCGCGCTGCCTCTAGCTAGATTTACTTTTATCTCGCCGGCGCCCGGATATGCATCCAGTAGCGCATCTATATTCAACGCGCACGTATTTACGATATTAAGCGCTGCTCGTTCGATCGGGTCTGAATCCATGCTTCCTAGATAGTCTCCGCCCGTGGCGTACGCTCTATACAACACGCGCAACGCGTAGTCAATGGGTTCAGCGACGCCCCTTTGCGGGTCTTCGGCTATAAAATTAAGATATTCCCTCTGCCCGCGCATGTACGTAGTGCGCGGCTTATTAGTAAGAAGCTGTATAGTAGAATCTAAATACACACGACCCGCTAACGGGTCTATATCTAGCAAAGACCCGTAACCGTTCACTATGCACAGCGCCTTTGAATAGTAAAAATTGCTAGCCTCAACACTAGCTATTAGTCTGTACATACCACAAGTCCCTGCATTGAACCACCCGAATCCGCGTATAGGTAGATTGTATGGCCGGTAGTTCGCAAAGACGGAGCTTATGTCGAACCACATAGGCGCACCGGCGTACGTCTTCTGCATCGTAAGTATCAGGTCGCCTAACTTCTCTCTCGTCGTAGGCGCATCGTTCTCCCCTAAAAAAAGACTGTTCACGGAATAGACCTCTACTTCTATCTCCGCGGTGCTGCTCTCGCCGCTTATGCTGTCGCCTAACGCGCTAACGGGAACTACCTGCGTAATAAGATAAGCCGTCCCGCCTGTATCCGCAGGCTTGGTAATCGTTATATTATAATCCGTACCCGCGCCTTTGCTTTTTATACGAATATGCGCACCGTTAGTAGTTACCCCACTAACCACGCTCGGCAAAATGAATATATCAAAATTAGAGGATATCCAAGTATTTAGTAACATGGCCTTACGTATGTTACCAGCCGTTACCGAAGCATCAGCACCAAGTAAAAACACGCTTCCTGTTACTTTGTCCGCATCTGAGGTAGCCGTAAAATTGTATATCGCGCCATCGGGCGTGGTTAGCCTTATCGTCGCGGTGTTAACCGTTGGCGACAACACTTGTATGTCTATCTCTAGATAAACGGGCGTACTAGGCTTGCTCTCAATGCGCAAAAAGTTAGGAAGGCCCGAGAGGGAAACTCTCGTAGGACCCGTTATAACTGCTATATCTCTACTAATATACCCCATAGTCTAATTGTTAAAAAATAAATCTAAATTATCGAAAATCGACGCCATTAATTTATCTGACCAATCGTCTTCGAAGAGCCCGTCTAGCTCTCTATCGATAGTTGCAAAGATGGGTCTACCTTTGTGCCCATCGCGCCATATTGCCGTCGATATCTTATACAGTGTCTCCGCGTCCGTCGGTATGCCGTTGGATGCCGCCCAGTCTTTTAGCGCGTCTATAGGCGGCGGCTTCTTGTATCTCTTAGGCCTGTCCCATTCTAAGTACACTATATAATTATTAAACAAAGCCGTTATCACAGGATCGCCGCCGTTAAAAGTAGTTACTGTGCCTTCTAAGTCGCCGTGCAGTGCGCTGTCGCGCAGCGTGTTTCGTCCTATCTTCACGTTCGTACCCACGCTGTCATCTTCCAGCACAAGCGCCGATAAGGATAGCAAGTCGTCGGCTATCTTATTAATCGCGAGTCTAACTCCTTCCGCGCTCATATTAATCTAGCTTAAAAGTCGGTAGCGCGCTACTATCGGTAAATACCGCGCATCCGTCAGGGTTGTCTACACTGAAATCAGGCAGAGAAGCAAGTGAAGGAAACACCTTAGTCGCGTCGTAGTCGTCTAGGCATTTATCTGTAGGGTTCGCTTGTAAGAGCGTCAGAGTAAACCTGTACCCTGCGGCCCCGTCGTCGTAATATTCGCGAAGAGAGACAAAGCTAAAGCCCTCTACGCTTACGCCCGTGGTAGCGCGAGTACTGCGTATTCTATATATAACGGATAGGCCTACGTCGAATGCAGAAGATTGCACGGCCTGCTCGCTCTCTGTCTCCGAAGGTAGCCCTAATATATCGACGTTAACCGTGTAACGCATAACACTCTCAGACATGCTCTGCCCCATTATAGGGTCATCGAGCCACATAAGCGGATACATAGAATTGCCCGCACCTTGCTGATACGATTTGTTGTAAGTAAATCCGCGCAGGCGCTTGTTCTGACGCGCAATCTCGTAGAATAGGTTAACTATTTGCATATCCTTATTTTTTTTGTAGTTGCTTGTCTAATCTATGTTGTGCCGCTTCGGCGTTGCTCTTGTCGTAGAGATATTGCAGAAACGTGAATACTTCTGTAGCCGGGCGCGAAGTAACCTTATCAAAATCAAGTATCTTATCACCTGCCAAATCCGATATAACTTTATACCACCCCCACGCACGCGTAAATCTTTTATACTCCGCGGCAAGTGGCCTACCAGTTCGCACGCATTCGAGTATGCTTCTGTGTGCTGATCGCACGCCGTCTTGCACTGCAAAAAAAAAGCGAGCACGCCAAGTAACTTGCTCATCGGGGCGGCCGCAAATATGGCCGCACGCGCTTCGTTTTTCTCGCCGTTGTAATCTTCGCCCGAGGGTCTGCATACTATAGCTAACGTATTAGATAGTACCGCCTTCCCGCTCTTCTGTACTTCGTCCGTATCTACCCACATGCCGAGCGTTATCCTTCCTTCTACAGGAACGGTATAGTTAACTCCGCCGATCTTCACATTAGCGCAGGGCTCGTGCTCGTTATCTGCAAATAGGAACTCTACCAAGTTCAGTATGCTGTTAAATACTTCCGTGGGCCAATCGAGCAATACGGACATATCTATGCTGCATATTGTAGCTACATACTCTACCCTCCCTCTATTAGTCGAGGTATCGATCGCATATGCTCTCTCATACGCATCTAGCGTGATATCGTCCCACGACGTGGGCACGGCTATCTCTGTATCTTTATATTCTATCTGTACCATAATACAAAGATAAATAGCTCTGTTTTTATCTTTTTAAAAAAAGTAAGATGGAAAAAGAAATATCCGTATTAAAAATGTCCGTAGCCGACGCCGTTCCCGCGTTCCCGCGTATAGCACTAAACCGAGGAATGGGCGTCGTTAATTTCGGCGTAAGGAACGACTTCCCTACAGAGGTAGTGCGTATCAATTCCAAGAGCGCGATTAACAGTGCGATTATAAAGAGCACGGTCAATTACGTATTAGGCAAGGGCGTACGAGACACCCCCGAGAACGCCGATTTATTTGTAGGTGTGCCGAACTCGGGCGAATCGTGGGACGACTTCCTAGAGCCCGTCGTGCTAGATTATAAGACGTTCGGCGGGTTCTACTTTCAGGTGATCGTAAACAAAGGAAGCACCACCGTATCGCTATTCCATCAGGACTACACCACTGTGCGAATAGGTAGGATAAGCCCTACAGGGGACGCCCTGTCTTTTAAGATCGCGGCCGACTGGAAAAAAGCCGCAGGTAAGTACAAAGCCATTGAGCTAGACTCATGGCCAGGCATGAAGGACGCGGAAAAAGGAAAGGCATACATGTTCCACCATTGGGACTACACGCCCGGCTTGGCGCACTATTCCGTGCCTGAGTACTTTCCTGCAATCGAGTACGTGAAGGCCGACGGCGCCCTTGGCGAGTTCTACAATAACTCTATCGATAACGGCTTCACCGCCTCTGTCGTGATCAAAATGCCCTCAAATCCGAGCGAGGAAAAGAAGGCGGCGTTTCAAGCGCAGATGGAAAACGCCTTTAGCGGCGCCAAAGGGGCCTCATCTATCGTGATATTGTGGGGTGAGAACACAGAAGTAAAGCCTGACATCGTGCCCTTCCAAGCCGCGGCCAACGCGGACATATATAACGACGTAGAAGGCATCGTCTTTCAGAAGATCGTAAGCGCGCACCGACTCAGCAGCCCCACATTGGCGGGCGTCTCCGGCTCGGGCAACCTATCAGGTAACGCCTCTGAGATAATCGACGCATACATCCTATACAACTACACCGTGATCGAGAAAATGCGCAGAAAGGTCTTGGACAAAGTAAACCTATTTACAAAAATAAATGGTACTTGCGAGCTGCGCATAGCCGACTTGGACGTGCTTGCGAAGATTCAAGAATCGAACGGAGACGCGGCTACGGCGCCTGCTACCGATAGCGCTACAGCAGTGCCGGCTACGCTTACAAAGAAGCCATACATATTTAAATTAATCGAAAACTTAACACGCGCCCTGAATGGAAATCGCACTAATAAACGAAGAGCTATTTAAAGAGAATAGCCCTATCAAGGAAGATACGATCGTATCTAAGTTCGTGCCTTATATAATCTTAGTACAGAAGATGTACATAGAGAAAATACTTGGCGACCCGCTAACGGAAGAACTGAAAGCACAGATCAAAGAGGCTAGCGCGACACCCGTGCCGGTCATCAATCCGATCAGTCCTGCGAACCAAGCGCTTATACTAAAGCTAGCCCCGGCGTTGTCGTTCTATGCCGTGTACCAGGGCATCCCGTTTCACTGGGCTAGTATCGTAAACAAAGGCATCACAGTGCGCAATAGCGAAAACAGCAGTGCGGTGACTGTGTCTGATATCGCACAGCTGCGGCGTTGGCTAAGGGACGACGCAGAAGAGCTAGCGCGCGATCTGCGCGACTATCTAACTGAGTGCGCGGATAACTATCCGCTGTGGAATCCGCCCACCATGCACGGCGCTGATCAGTCCGTACCTTTCGACTTCGGAATCTACATACCTAAACGACATCACTAAACTAATAAATATGGAGAAAATTATCGTATCGCTGTGGCTACTTTTCGGTATCTACATGCTTGTATTATTAGCCATTGCGGCTGACTTGTGGAGCGGCGTACGCAAAGCAAAGCAGAATGGCATCGCCCGATCGAGTTATGGATTTAAACGCACTATCGATAAGATAGCGAAGTACTACAATGTGCTGCTCGCGCTGTCAGTAGTAGACGCTATGCAGATGGCGTCCGTGTGGTATCTAGAAGTATATTACTCGTACCACATAATCATGTTCCCGTTCATAACGTTTCTCGGCGCGGTTGGTATATGCCTCATCGAGATTAAAAGTATCTACGAAAAGGCGGAAGACAAAGTGCGCATAGAGAACGTCAGCGTACTTGCGGGCAAACTAATAACAAGCAAGGCCGATATTAGCGACATAGTCAAAGCAGTGCTCGAATACCTGAATGCTCCCGACGCGGAGAAAGAAGATTTAAAGTAAGTTAAAAAATCGTGCTATTGTATTGTAGTACGATTTTTTTATGTAGTTTTGCAGAGTGGTTCATTCATTCATTCACTTAACAACAAAAAAACTATGGCTACAATTGACAAAATCAGAGCTGCGATACTAGAGGCTAGCGCCGAGATATCAAAAGGCACATCGAAGACAACTCTTTCTACCTAAAGAATATCCTGATTGCGCAGGGTTATAAATACACGAGCGGGAACGACGCGCCGCGCGGTGGGCAGGAAGGTGACTTCTTGAAAATAAGCAGAACAGCATTTAACTTTTTAACAAGCTTACTATAATGGTACTACGATTTAACGATGGTGGCAAAGCCGCAGCCGGCATGGACGGCATTAAGAACGATTGCGCAATACGCGCGGTCGCTATCGCCTCAGGGCGCGACTACTTATCTGTGTTCAGAGACCTAGCGCAGATATTCCCGGCTAACATACACGAGGGTGTAGAGGTCACTTCCGCAAAATTCATGTCGTACATGCGCGACATGGGCTTCGTGTTCATACCCTCGATCGACCCCGGAGAGCGTTTAACTCAGTTCCCCGACGTAGGCCGCTTCGTCGTACTGGTGAAAGGTCATGCGACCGCAATCGTAAACGGCTTAATAGAGGATGTGGTAAACGCACAAGGCGAGCCACTGATAGGCTACTATACCTATAATCCGAAGGGTCTGCATTACGTGTATTACGTAGACCCTAACTCGCAAATCGACGAATATATGCCAACTCAGCGCGTCACTGTAGGCCTACTCTCCACTACGGCCGCCCTCGAGGTACGTCGACTCCACCTTATCAACTATCGGCGCAAAGTGTACGTCGTATGATCACCGGTACGTATCACTACAGCCTGCTCGTAGGCTATTGGCCAAACAAGGTCTACGAGCCGCATGCCGCCGAGGTGGAGATACTCGGCGAAAGTCCTAAAAGCTACCTCGTTCGCTTCCTGAAAAGGCACCCCGACGACACGACTACTATGTCGACTCGATGGGTTCGCAAGCGCAAGGTAGAGTTACACGGCAATTCTGATACGCCGGAAAAAGAAGATATCAGACTACCATATAAAGATTAAAAAATGGACGTATTAATCGTGGCCCCGCAAGGGGCAGGTAAAAGCACTACGGTGCGAGACATCATCGAAGCGAGAGGCCGCAGAATCAATACCGTATGCGTGTTAAACATGCACCGGTACATGTGCACTAACAATCATGCTATAATCGCGTCTTGCGACGAAAGTACACCGGATGTAGTTGTGTTCGATAACGGTTGCATTTGCGATGCATTCGAACTTAAAAGAATTACAGAGGCTATGCAAGCATACCGTGCATACTATAATCGCGAAGTTACGGCTATATATTGCGTACAGGGTCTAATGCGCGAAGTTATTAACGAACCAATCGAGGACTAATATGGATATACTTTTAATCGCCCCTAAAGATGAGGCCCGCAACACGGCCGTGTCGAAGCTCATCGCAGTGTATAAGAAGCAGAGCGGAAAGAAGAACATCCGTATAGCGCAGCTTAGCGATATCGTAGTTAGCAGCATATCAATCAACGAAGTGCTCGATTGGGCTACGGAAGGAAAGCCGGACGTGGTCGTGTTCGATGGCGGAATAGTAGGAGCAGACGATCTGTCAGTAGCCACTGCCGCGATGAAGCAGTACCGAGAGAGCGAAGGACGCGACGTACTAGCTATATACGCAGCTACTGTAGAGGATATAACCGAAGACCCCGAAGTGAGTCGCAAGAAGTTACGGCGATGAAGACCAAAAGGCCCTACACAATAGTGCGTACGAAGAGCGGCGCTACGGGTAAAGTGTACCACGACGAAGTGCTGCCTAACGGAAAAACGCCTGTCTACTTAGACGATGGCCGCAAAATACAGAGCGACCCAAAAGACCTTAAACTAGTCGGCTACGCTGATTAAAACAAAGCCCTCTATACCGATTAAAGTATAGAGGGCTTCTCTTATTTAGACCAAAGTACGTATCCTACTGTCGCGCCTATGTACGGACGTACTCGCGACCCGTCATACCCGACACCGGGCCCTATTGTAACTGCCCATCGCGGCGACTTCATTTTATTTACAGTCTCGTGAATTGTAGTCGTCTTGGTATATAGCTCCATCGACACGAGATCAGTACGGTAACCGTCCACCGTCGCCTTATATTCCTTCGTTAGGTATATCTTACGCTCTATCGGTATAAGTATATTGCCCGTAGAGTCCATTTGCAAGCCGTGTGTTAGCTTAACACTACTGTCCTTATACTTATACACTCTTACCGTGTCTATTCGTCCAGTATCGCGAACAATGGGCTTAGGGACTTCGGCGCGTATCGTGTCATGAATGGCGGTCGTATCGCGAACGACCGCGCCATCCACCTTTACAGGTACTATCTTATCGTGAGTGATTGATAATCCGATCGCCAAGCCGCCTACGAATGTCGTAAGCGCTATAAAGAATATCCATGCGGCTTTCATAAGGGTAAGTATTTAGCTTTTCCGCCCGCCTTAATTGCGCGCAATACCTGCATACGATTGCCGCCAAGTCGTTTGATCGACACGTGTATCCATCCTGGCTGCGCCGTGCTTCCAAATTCCCAAATGAGCTGGTCGAAAGTGGCATGGGCGCGCAACCACGCAAAGAGTTTAGCCATGTCTGCGGTAGTGATATCCGCCGCTTGGCCCGTTACATGCTGAGAGTTAGACACGCCGCCGATAGCAGCGTTAACGGCCGCACTGCGGTACCCGCTAGTCACCTCGATAGGTACGCCGGTAGCCTCTCTAGCAGGGTCGAGAACCTTCTCAACGAGGTACTCTAGATTCTCGATTGCGAGTTGTCCGGGGGTGTTCGGGAGCCCGGAGCCGGTAACGGTCATTTCCGCCATAGTAAAATGTTTCATAATGCTGTTATTGATTCTTCCTAGCTGCACGGCCTACCGTTATATCGAAGCCGGAAGAAATGTTAGATAATCTGTTTAAAAATACGTAACGCTCTGCGTCCTTAGCATGCCCGTCCTTGTCGACCGGAATGTCTCCGTACGTCCCATCGGGGAGCAATGGATAATGGTACAGACGATTCTCTCGTATAGTGTCCACGCTACTTTTAGTGTAGTGCTTCTTGTATCGATTCATCACGCGTATGCCAAGCCGTATATCTTTGTTCTCGGTGCGGATGGCCCGCACTCCGGCATTTTGTAGCTCGCGTATTGACTTAGGCTCTGCACCATCGCAAATGACCTCTAGGTCGTTGTATTCAGACTCGAGTATGCAAGACGCAAGCTCGGTATTATCCTTACCGCGTGCATACAATAACTGATCTAGCCACACTTCGCCGTGTGCCAACACTACTAGAGATATCGCGCTCGGGTTAGTCCAACCGAAATCGACGCCTAGGTATGCGGCTTTCCACTCTTCGCGCGGCGGTAGACTGTCGACAATGTCCCAGTTCTTGACCACGATGCCCTCTGTACTACCTGTCAATCCGAGGCCGTACACCTTCCACCAGTCGGGGTCAATCTCTCGGTTACTCTCTATCTCGGCTATCTGCGCAGGGCTGAGCATGTCGTTATCAAGATAGGTAGAGTGTATCAGCGCCACGTCGTCTCGGTGCGCTAGTTTCGTATCTACCCAAAACTCAAACGCCGGGTTATAATCGAGTATGACTTTCTCAGTCGTACGCACAGACAACTGCCGATACACATCGAACGACAAGTTAATGCACTCGTTTATGAAAAGCACGTCGCGTGCAGGGCCTAGCACCTTACTCGCTTGATCCGCGCTAAAGAACTCGATCTTACCCTTCTTGTACGAGTACATCTTATTTGTATCGTGCCACGCAGCGATGTTGTATGCATCTTCCGCTTCTAGCATGCCTTGAAAATCGCGTATCGCGCCTCTCTTCAAATGCGGCATAGTCTCAGACACGATAGAGATAAGACGCGGCTTCTTAGAACGGGCGGCTATCGTGTTAAGTAACTGCAATACCGCCCACGTCTTGCCCGAGCGCGTACCGCCTTTCAGGGCGATTATACGGACTTTCGGGTTAACGTAGGCGGCTAGCAGCTCGCTAAATACTCTAGTTGTCTCCATTATAGCAGGTCTTCTAACGCGTCGAGATCGTCGGCAGTCTTCTGATCGCGAACGGTAACGCGCAATACGGCTTCGCTGTTACCCGTCTGATTCACATTGTCGGCTATGCCGTTGATCCTTGCTACTAGATTGGTGTTAAACACGCCCACCGCGGCCCCTTCGACCTGCTGCGCACGCACTACGCCCTCTATCCACTGTACTGCATCGAGCACATCCTCATCTTCCGCCGTACCTCTACCGCGCTCTCTCTTATCTATGATGTTGCTCTTTGCTGCACGGAAGTACCCGCCTGATACGCCAAGGTACACGGTAAGCCCGTCCATAGTGTAAGGGCGACCGAGCGGCAAATCGGCCTCGCTGTAGTCGCCCTTGTATTTTACCAACTCGGCGCGTATCCACGGGTGACGATCGCACCAGTCGAAGTATTTACTGGCTTCTTCGCGCAGAAGCGCGCCCGAGGCAAATAGCTTGTCTCGGCCGTGCTTCGTGCGAAGCTTCCACAATTGTACGCCGCATAGTCTATCCATTATGTCAAGTCTTCTTCTTTGTAGGTTGCCTTTCCGCCTGGCTGCACTGCAATAGTTCCGCCCACAGCGGTAACGTAAGTGCCTGCCTTAACCTTGCTTCCGTCAGCGCGGAGCACTGTACCCTTGTACGCATCTTCTTCGCCTCGTGTGAAGTCGATCGGCATCGCTCCGTCGGCCATGGGGTGGCGAACTACGCCGATTGCCGGTGCTACGAAATTAGGCGCTCCGGGGGCGGTGTACTGCGGGGCTATATCCTCTGCAATAGTAGCCGTGCCGTCGCCCTCTACTGCGATAGTGAGACCCTCTGTTGTGGTGTATAGTCCGAGGGGGACGGTGAGGCCATTCGCATACAAGGCCGTGCCTTCTACTAGCGTGCCTTCATTCGGCGTGAAGTCGATAGGCACAGAATCCTGCATCGGATACCGCACGGTTCCGTCGACTTGACTTATGTAGCCTTCTTTTGAAGCGTCGTCGTACTGCCATCCGATAGTAGCCGCTCCGCCTTCTACTACCTCGATCACCATCTCGCCTAACACCGTGATGTATTTCCCTGGAGACACGGCGTTACCGTCTGCGAATGCCACCTTTCCTTCGTATAAATCGCACTCCTCTGTGCCCTTAAGCGTAAAAGCAATATCGGAAAATCCGTCCTTAACAGGATAGATAACGACCTGCGGGGAAACATCTGTACACGCACTCTTAGGTTCAGCACCTTGCGACTTTTCGTAAGCATCGTACCACTTGATCAGATCGCGTACGCGATTGCGCAAGCATGAGCTGCATGTCTGCGGCTTATCGTTTTTCTGCATCGCGAGGTTATACGCCTCAAACACCCTCGACACACTGTATACATGCGCATACGAGTTTTCAATGACTCCGCATACTTTATTGATAACGTCTGCGGTTACGTGAGCATACTGCTCTTTTACTTCTTTATTCATAGATTTTAAATTTAAATTTGATGTACATATAATTGATAACACCCATCAGCGTGGCCACGGCGGATATGCCGAAGAACAGGATGTAATCGCCTGCGTTGCCTAAATCGGGTGCTATGTACTTCGTGAGTAGTACGGCCCATCCGAGGCCCATAAGCATGGTAAACCAAAAGGAAGTACATCCCCTACAATTGAAGGGTTTTCGGTTTAGCGGCAACGGAATCAGTTCCGTAAATACCCACGCTAACACCAACGCAATCAGTGCGTTAGCTAGCATAACTAAAGCCGTAACGGCTAAAAAAATGAATGTCTGCATAACTTGAATAATTAGGGGTTAAAATATAAAGATAAAAAATCACAAGAGTGATAGTAATATATTGTGTTTCTCCGCGAATCGGGCGGCCACGTCCTTGCGTATTAGGCCGATCACCGGCCATATCTTTGTGGCCGGAATGCCTAACATCGCCGACAACTTATTGTAGCTCATATCAGGCTGCAATGCGACGTATATTTCAAAAAGCGATACGCTAATCGGGTCATACGCGCCGCGCACATACTCGAGTATTTCATTTTGCAGCTGATCGGAAGCGCGCTCATACTCTGAGTAATCGCAGTTCGACGATGCTACGGTGTCGTAAGCGCTGTCTTCTATATGCAGCACCTCGTCTTTTCGTCTTACCTTCGACGCGAGTAGCGCCGTATGATATGCGCGCAGATAATACCACTTGTAATTTTCTACGACCAAACCTTTTAGCAGGATACAGTCGTAGAGATGCAGCGCAGTGTCTGTCGCGACTTGGTCGTCGTAGTATTCTTTGTATAACAACTTCGTCCGAAGCGCATTAAAATTATCGCCAAACCATTTCATAAACTCGATCGCGCGCCCTTCGCTTTCGGGCGTCGCCATTTCATCGCCACGCAATTTTGCATATTTCTTGCCCGCATTGCGCCCGCCGCTATTTCCGTACTTTGCCGCCATACCTTTGTTTTAATTCGTTTAACTGCTTGAATAAAAATGTTTGATCACTATCTTTGCTTTCAAGTCGCGCGCATACTTTCGCGTCGCGCGTCCCTACCGCTACTAGTCTGTGCACATATATGTCTTTTATCGCGCCCCTTCGCAATAACCGCGCAATGGTCTGCTGATAATGCTCTAAATTCCATGTAATCGAAAACCAAATCATTCTGCGCCCGCCGAACTGTAAATTTAGCCCGTGCCCGGCTCCCGCAGGATGTATAATAAGAAGCCGTATCTTACCCGCATTCCAGTTTGTGAAATCTTCCTTCAATCCTGCGCCTTTGCGCAACTCGCGCGCATAAGGAAAGGCCGCCTTGATACGATCTATCTCGTGCCTGAACTGATATACTACTATGAAGTTTTCTTCCTTGTACGTGTCTAGCAGGACACGCAGCGCATCTATTTTAGCTGTGTTTACCTCGTGCCATACCGTTGCCCGCTTATCACCTACCCTGTCTTCATATATCGCGCCGCTTGATATCTGCAATAACTTCATAGTCAAATCGGAAGCCGTCCCCACAGTTACCTCTCCGCCGTTTAAAAAATCAAGCGCGTATTCTTCCTCGAGCGAATTATACACTTCTTTATCAAAGCTGCTTAACTCTATGTGTTCATCTACGGTATGCAGCTCGGGTAGCTTTAAATAATCTCGCGTCTGCATACTCAGCGCTATGTCTTGTATCTTCTTTGCTATTATATTCTTCGCGCCCAAATTAGGTATGTATTCGTAGACTATCATACCGTTGCCGCGTGTCTTAAAATACTTATCTATGAACTTCCCGAATGTTTCGCCGAGCCTTACCCCGTCGTCTATTAAATACATCTGCGCCCATAAGTCCACGTAACCATTAGGCGATGGCGTTCCGGTCAATCCGTGCCGGTATTCTACCCCGCTTTTATTTAACGCCCTGCTAAGACATTTAAATCTTCCGCTATCCCGGCTTTTAAATAAACTCAGCTCGTCGAGTACTACACAGTCGAAAGGAAGTTTCCCTAAGTAAGGGCCGTACGGCTCTCCAGATATATGACTAACCGTTTGTTTCACGTATTTCTGTACAAGCCACGTAAGATTATTAATGCCTATTATGTAAATCTCCGCGTCTACATTCATTGCCGCCTCTCGTTTCTTCGCGTCTCCGGCGATGAGGCTATATCGCATACCGCTTAGGTGATCCCACTTTTCCACCTCGTCGGGCCATGTAATGCGCGCGACCTTGTCAGGCGCTACTACTAACGTCTTCGTGATTGCCGCCTCTCTATAATGCATTTCATAGAGATATGTTAGCACGATCACGGTTTTGCTTAAACTCATCCCTAGAAAAAGTGTTGAGCGCGGGTTGGCCATTAAATGCTCGTAGGCTTCGACTTGGTGCGGGTCAGGATTATATTTCATAACGTGAGTATAAAACAATCTACCGCTTCGCGAGTATCTAACACCTCTACTCTAAAACCTAGGGCGCGCAGTTTAGCATGCGTCTTGTTTTGCAATAAGCTCGGGCGCTTTCCGCGCGCTTTCGTTTCTACAAAAATAATAAGCGCGGGGTACGCTAAACATATACGATCGGGGAAGCCCGCGTAAAACAAGGGCGGGAACTTAATACACACCCCACGGGTCACTTTTCCCCACTCTGCTATGAGATAATTCTCTACTCGCTTTTCGTTGTTCATAATTCGCTTGGTAACATTGGTAACATTTTAAAAATGTAAACTGCTAATTTTCAGGCATTTACATTTTCGTAAATTTGTAAAGTATTTTCTTGGTAACACTTGGTAACATTTTTTGAAGTTGTAACGTATTGACTACTAATCATTTAAATGGCTAGGTGTTACCAAGAAAGTGTTACCAAGGTTTTAAAACTTCTTACGCGGGTATATATAGGCGAAATTGATTATAATCTATTTTATTACTATAAATCCATTTTACCTTTTTTATTGGTAACTTGGTAACATTTGCTATTTAAATAGTTGAGGCTCAACACTTTGCGGTGTTACCAAAGCCCTTTTCTTGGTAACGCTTTGTTTTGACTTAACTCTCTGTACATCAACACGTTAAGGTGTTACCAAAGCTATTTTCTTGGTAACAATTTGCGAATATACATCTTTTGCAGGCCATAAAACTTGACGCGCATAGGGGGCGCGGGCGTCCAATCGCGCAATGTTTTCATCACTCGCCCTATGTCCATGCTGTCGCGCCGCGTGATATCTTCGGGCGATTTACCTAGACATTCTGTCCATATCTCGAGTATGCACACATATTTCCGCTCTTCCGCGCCGTCGTTTTCTTCCTCTCTTATCCAATTTCGGCGGGAATACGGCTCCATCGCCCCCCAATTATTCGGCAGTTTTCGCTTTAGATACTCGAGTATTAGCCCGCTTCGCTCGTCTTTCTCCATGTGTTTATCCTGAATCGCGCGCGCTTCGCACTCTAATTCTTCTTCTAAATACAACCTCTCCCCGTCGATGTATCGGCTTTTCGCTTCCGCCCACAGCTGCGCCACGATCGATGGTGACATGTATTCATAGAACGGCTCCGCGCCTTTCTTATTTTTACAGTTCAGCACCCAAAATCGGCGGTTGCCCGTCACGTCTCGCAGGAAGTCTTCCTCATTAGTCGTGCCAAAGAACACACACCTGCGAGGGAAGTACTCTATACGACGGCCATACGCTACTCTGTAGCGATCTTCCGTCTTACTGACGAAGTGTTTCACTGCCTCTACTTCCGCTCGCCTTAAACCGGCCAATTCGCCAAGTTCTATCAACCACGCGCCCTGTATGCTTTCTATTGCTGCATTGCCTGTCAACTGTGTAACGCTATCGCTGAACCAATCCCCGCCCATCGCTTTTAATGTGCTAGACTTGCCGACACCTTGGTCGCCAATGATAACGAGAATATAATCGAACTTCGTCCCCGGCTTGTAAATACGGGCCACGGCCGCAGTAAACGCCTTGCGCGTTATCGCGCGTGTATAAGATGTGTCTTCTGCTCCGAAAATGCGTATGAATAGATCATCTAACCTTTCTTCGTTATCCCATTCGAGCGAGTCGAGGTAATTTTTAATAGGGTGATAACTGTTGCCACGAAGCGCTACTGTGAGCCCGTCTGCTATATTTTCTTTGCCGGCGATATCATAGCAGCGTTCGAAGTATAGCCTCAACTCTGCGTCGTCGCTGTCCCTAAGCGGGCGCGGGTACTTTAATCCGACCTTGTCCCATGGAAGCACCTTGATAGCCGTCTCTCTTTGTTCGAATTCGTTGTACCCAAAGCGGCCTTGCAAATTAGCGTCGTTATTCAAAATCGTAACTATGTTGCTGATCGTTGACTTAATCTTTCCGGATTTCCCTTCTGTCTCTAGATCGCCTACCCACTCATCCTTCGTGGCCGCCTTGACCGCTTTCTCTTCCGCCACGTCGTAGTCGCTAGCTGACGACTCTCGACGCTCTCTGACTATCTCTTTCTTTACGAGTTTCAGCTCTGCGGCAAAAGCGGACATAGCTTTGAAACTCGGTGTCTTCGTAATATCCGCGCCTTCTTTCACGTGTTCGTCTAAGTCTGCGAACTTGTGCAAGCGAACTAAGTCGAACGCGTTGCACAGCTTTCCGCCTGCGGGGTCTGTGTTGTGATGACTGTACGCGAGCTTGTGGTCGTACACGATGAGGCCGCCGCTCGTGCTACCTGGCAGATAGCTGTAGCGGTCTTCTCCTAACTCCTCACAGGGTGCGTACACCTCAGGAAGGAACTCGGCGATAGCTTCGTCCAGGGAATAAGCCCGGCAGAACGCACCAATTATACCTACCTTCACTTCGGGGTCTTCTACCTTATCTGAGGTAGCCGAGCGCCGCACTTCCTTCTCTCGCGATGAGGCCGGCCATGACGTTACATCTGTCCAGTCCTCGAGTTCCGCGAGTACCTTGTCTGCACACATGATAGGGCCGTCACTCACATGAGAGATAAACTCCCCATCTTTCGGCGATGAGGGGTAATACATAAGCCTCGTCGCCTGGTACGTGGTGTCGTCGAACACCTCAATATCAAGCCACGAGGCTACTACGTGTGCGATGCACTCGTACTCGTCCGGGGTCACCGGCCTGTCTAACGGAAATACAATACGGAATCTCGGAGACTCGGGCCTATGCTTGTGCGTGGTATATAGCAGTCCTGCGTACTCGAGCAGACCGAAGTCGATCCACACATCAAGATTGCCGAAGTCCACATCTAGTGCGACTAACTGCCTACTTTCTACAAAGCCTCTGCGGCGCCACCCATACGGCGGTTTAAACGTTACATCTACGCCTTTTATCTTATTCGTGCCGCCGAGCAGCTTACCACCTACGAAGCCGCCGACGTCTTTAATCTCGTCTTGCCGGTCTTTCGTGTAAGAGAAGTACTGCTTCACGGTCTCCTTCGTGCGCTCCGTGCTCGTGAGCTGCGCTACTACCTCACTCCACAAAATGCGCTTGTTCTTCCACTTTGCCGCGCGAGCGCTCGACGCTGTTGCTATGTCTAGACTTATGTCGTACTTCATAATATCTCGTTTAAAATCATTTGTGTAAATATGTGTGCTATCACGTCTACCGTCCACCCGTTACCGAGCTGCCGGTATCGCTGCGTGTCACTTACCATTTCGGTATATCCGTCCGGAAGCGTCTGCAAACGTTCGCACTCTACTGGCGTGAACTTCCTAATAAGGGGCGGGACTCTCCTTCTATCGATTAAGACGTTGTGAGGAACACCCTTGTACATGTTCTTTATTAAACAGGCGCTTTTACTTTTTCTCGTATCAGAGTGATATCCGTATTTCCATTTTACGCGACCATTCTTGCTACTACTATACATATAATCTACACCCTTTCTACTGTGCGCGTATTTATACACTTGCGTAAGCGGCTCTAGTATATCTGTTAACCGAATATCTTTCTTCTCGATACTAGCTGATAAATGTATGTTAGTCCAATAGAGCCTCTTACGACTTTGCGCGGACACGAGCCGAGAATCTATGCAGATAGCCGGAACGCTTAACATGGCATTTATCCTATCTACGTGTATCTTCTTCATAGGTGTGTTTTCTAATAGAAAGTATTTAGGCTTTATAATTTTTACGGCTCTTTCAAATTCGAATATAAGCCGACTTTCGGGGTCTTCAAAATTTAATCCCTTTCCGGCGATTGAAAAGCCTTTGCAAGGCGTCCCACCTATTACAAGATCAAATCCGATGTACTTAGTAAAGTCCGCACCTTCTACACTTCCGGCCTGCTCTATATCGGGGGGGGAATTCCAAGTAGATACGGCAATAGCACACGAGTCTATTTCGTATGCTATATACCTCTCTACGGATATGCCGGCGCGATCGAGCGCTACTCTCCCGCAACTGATACCGTCACAGATAGATACTACCCTCATCTGTTATACACGATGCCGTGGTTAGGATGCAGTACCATTACGATACTGTCATTCCCCGTCATAACGGGCTCGTTGTCTGAACTACACGAGCTGCATGTGCTTGCTAACGCGAGCGCCAATGCGATATAAATTAATGTTTTCATATATGTATGAATGAATGGTTTATTTTGCAAATATAGAAATTAAGATTGATATATCCTAATCTTTTTTGTAATATTTTGATATATATCCGTCTCCTTTTAGAGGTAACCCCTTAGCCCACAGCGGACTAATAGACATATAATAATTCATAATGCCGAGCGTTTCTTCTGCTTTTTCGTCTTCTACCTCTACGACGATCTCGTCGTGTATGTGCATTAGTATATCGAGATTCCGCATGCGAAACATCACATCGCATAGACAATCTCTCGCAATTGCCTGTGTGATGTTCTCTGTTAAGAGTCCGCCGTAAGCCTGCATCTTTACCCAAATGCGCTTCACCTGGTCTACACCCCAGTAGCATATTGTATTGCGCCCTTCTATTGTAGCCCCATAGTACGCAAGACGACGGCTGGACGGAAGTTCTATGAACAGATATCCACGATCGTAGCTGAATTTTAGTGTGCAGTACGATTTACGAACTACGCACGACGTTCTGTTCTCTATCGCGTATCGAGCTGCATTCTCTACGTCACGCCACAATTTTACTATGTGTGGGTTAGCCGATCGCCATCCGCTTACTATCGCAGGAAGTTCCTCTTCGGTAAGTCCTTCACGAAGTGCGCCCATTTTAATTAGAGCCCCCGACGCGCCTTGATAACCTAAAGCGAGTGCGGCCACCTTGCCTTTTGCGCGAAGGTCGCTCCCCTTAGTAACCATGTCCAGGGGCACGTGGAACATGTTAGACGCCGTCGCCTCATATATCTTTCCGTGTGTGCGGAATACATCCAGTACCCATTCTTCGCCCGCGATCCAGGCTACGACTCTAGCCTCGATGGCGGAGAAGTCAGACACGCAAAGAGTCTTCCCCGGAGCGGCCACGAACGCGGTACGTACTAGCCTGCTTATAAGGTCTGTCACGTCGTCGTATAACAACTCTGCGAGCCCTTTCACAACCGCCTGCTTGGCCGTAGCCAAATCGCCGTGTATAGTCTTTTTAAGATTCTGTATCTGAATACCTCTACCGGAGAATCGACCGGTGCGGTTAGCACCGTAGAACTGTAGCAGATCTCTTACGCGTCCGTCTTTACACTTGTAAGCTAACATAGTGCCGTACTTGCTCGCCGAAGTCTTGTTGCCCGCTCCGCGCAATTTAAGCACGTCTATTACGTTCGTTGGCAGCGTGTCGGCCTCTATAGCCTCAGCGAGATATTCTTTACCCATCGAGGATACTTCTTCGCCTATTTCATTCTGCACCCATTTTTTCAGTTGCGCTACGCTGTTCGGGTTATCTACGCCGGTGATCTCTACCATCTTTTCACGAATCTCTCCGACGACTTTGTTGTTAATTTTTATCGCCTTTTCGATAAATTCTACATCGATGGCTATACCGGCGTTTCCGATTTTTTGGTCTTGCTGCCAGTACGCGACTTCCTGCTGCGGAAGGCGCGGAAATTTGCAAATGTACTTGTGTACGTCACGCTCGGTATCTACATCCTGCCCGCAGTACTCCCCAAACACCGCCCACTTTTCGGGGTCATCCTCGGGTGTGTTAACCTCTCTGAACCCGTTCTTCTTTGTAGGTCTGCACGGTTTGCAGAAGAAAATAATAAGTGCTTTACCTCGCGCGTCTTTCTTCTGCACAAGGTTAAGCACTTTCCCGAGTTTGTCTAGCCCTAGCGGAAGACCTAGATAAGCAGCAGCTATCATAGTGCACGTCCATTGCGCCGTGTCGAGTTCTATACCGTAGTAGGTACTTATACAGGTTATCTCGAAATTAGCGTTGTGGGCTAGCTTCTCAACGCCGGGGTCGGTTAATCCTTTCCACACATCCGCGGGCAGACTTTCTCCGGGGAAGCAGTCGCCGTGCATGTCTAGCACGTGCACGGGCTCGTTGTCCCAGGCATACGCAAAGAGAATAATTCTAAAGCTGTCGTCTTCGGCGTAGCGATGCGCACCCACGTCTCCTACGTCAACTTTAGAATATGTCTCTATATCGATGTGTAACCGTCTCATACGAATACCTCGATTATATTCGTCTCTGACACGGACACAATTTTCCAGTCTGAGACCGTACCTTTCATCAACATCTCCGCTTTGCTGTACGCGTGACTTACGTCGTCGGCATCGATAAGCATAAACATAGCTGTAGTCTTAATCTTCCCCGAGTCGGTCATTGTCAGCATAGCAATCTTTACCCTATAGTAGAATGCGCCGTTACCGGAGATATGAACCTCGGCGTAGTTCGCTTTGCGTATGTTCTTTATCTCGTAGTCGCCGCTTATGTATGGCAACATCTGATCAGTTATCTTCGCCTCTGCTTCGGTAAAGCTTTGGGCGTCTAATACGTACAGCTCAGATACTTTTTTATCTCTGCCGTCTTTGTCTACTTTCTCGTAGCGCAATTTAATCTCGTAAGGTGTCATATAGCGTATAACTTAAACAGGGTTCTGAGTAATCTATGTATATCTCGCCTGCGGTCTTCCACCCTTTGGGGGTGTCGACCCGAATTCGGGCGGTGTCCGCACCTATTTCGTAGGTGCATTTAGTGTTTCCGCTGTTGGCGGGTCTTTTGCACATTTCGGTGAGTTCTTTTTTAAGCTCCTTTTCGTAGCTCGACCTGAACTCGGGGTACAATTCTTTTAGTAAGTCCATAGTGACATAAAAAAACATACTGCACATATCACTACCGCTACCGCTACTGCGTACTCGCATCCTTTTAGAGAGTCTTGCTCTTTTTCTTTCATAGTCTTTTTATATTAAAAAGGCGAACGATATCGCCCGCCCTTTGGTTTTTAAGTTAAATCGTCTTCGTCGTAATCTTCGGCGTCGACTGTGAAGCCGCCTAGACGGTCTCCATCGTCGATCTTCATCAGACTGTTGATATAGAATCCGAAGCCTTTCGACTTGTTGTTAAACGGATATCCTACGATTATGCCGCGGCAGTAACAACCTGAATATACCTCGTCTAAGTCGAATATTTCCTGCTTGTCGACGTCGAACACAACCGGCTGTCGCTTAGATGAGGCTTTAATGAAGAACATGTCCTCATACTCTATCGCTTCGGGGTGTTCTTCGAGCCACTCGTTACCATCGCGTAGCGGATTCCACATCTTCGGCGAAGTCAAGGGCAGTCCTTTGAACATACTCTCTTTGTTCGCATTATAGAGGTGTTTAACTACAGCTTTGATCTTCGCCACGTCGGGGTGATCCTTCGGTATTAAGAACGTGCAATCATACTTCTTGTCTTCGCCATCTTCGAAAGAGGTAGGCTCTTTGATGTGCGCATAGGTAATGCGGTGTTTGCTCAATACAACTTTGAGCGGGTCATTTTTCTTTTCCATAATTTGGGGTTTTTGGATTAAACTTTCTTTTTGTTTCTCGCCTGGATAAGTTGCCCTACCCATATCCCGAGATTGATAACATCTTCGCGTGTTGGTAGCGCCATGTCAAGTATGTAGGTAAAGTCTGTGCCCGTGCAATCGCTTTGCGCGTATGCTTTCCCGCCGTCGGGTTGGTCAGGTTGCAAATCCACTACACCTATAAAGTACTTTACGCCTTCTCCTTCCAAAGCCTTTGCGGCCTTGTCCATTATTTTTTTAATTCTGTCCGGCTTTTCCATAATTTTTTTAAGTTAAGTCCTCGTCTTCTTCGTACTCGTCTGCTGCGCTAGCGCCTACTGAGGGGCGCGGGTCGCTCGCTTCTGCTAGCTGCGCTTTACCCTCGATACTGAGTACTTCGTCGGCGAATAGGATTTTAAATTTCTTAGCGCCTAACTTTTTCTCAAAGTCGGTAAGAGATTTTAGAGAAGAATTAAATATCTCCTCACTGTCTAAACCTTCCCCGATCAGGATATCGACTACATCGTCCTCGTTTCGGAAGGAACGTCGCCCGCGCCCCGCTACTAATTTAAAGCCGGGTATTTTCTTTCCCTTCGCCAAGTCCTGTACCGCTTCCTCTCCCACCTTCTTAGCCCACGAAGCAATCATGGGGCCGTACGTTAGCACTGCGGCCGTTTCTTCTGCCTTCATGACCCTTTTGTCGTGAATCTTTTTAAGCTCCGCAAATCGATCATAATAGGCCTTGCACATCGTGCGCGCTTTGCAAAATTGACAGTGCGAACCTGAGACAAAGTCTCCTACTCCGGCGATGGCCTTTAGGGCTTGCGGCTTTACCTCATCCTCTGCCCATTTTAGTAGGTCTTTTGCGGATATCTTCCATGAGCTACCACCGCCTGCGCGGGGTTGGAATATACCTAGCATGATATCGCGAATAGAATGCCCTTCCTTCTTCTCTTCTAAGCACGCCCCTAACGCGTAAAGCATTAGCTGCTTGTTAGCAGTGGGGGAGACGCGTACCCCGGCGCCGTACTTGTAATCGGACACGAACAAAGTATCTTCTATTATTGCCGTAGCGTCGGCTGTGCCGAATCCGAGAGGGACATACGCGCTAAGATCGTATTCTTTCTCTATACCTATGTAGGTAAAGTCGCCATCCCCTAGTACGAAGCGGGCCCACTCTTCCGCATGTTCATGCATTTCTGAGAAGCACAGATCTAGCTTTTTAGCCTCATCTTCCGATCTTTTAAGCAGGGCTAAGTACTGTGCATTGTTGCCCTTAAATGAGCCTGAACGGGTAGACAGTACTAGCGCCGCAATGTCGTGTGCTAGCGTGCCTTCGCGTGCATAGGGACTCTCCTCTTCGAGAAGTTGTTCTTCGAAGCGCGCTGACGGCGTGCAGGCTAACCACCTGCTCGCCGAAGACGGTCCTAATATGGCATGCTTCGTAGGCATTATCCGAGCGATTCGATGATATCGTCGGCGCTTTCACCTGCTCCGTAGCGGGTAATCATGTCGAAGAAGTCTTGGTACTGCTCTTCTGTTAATTCAGAGGCGCGGCCTGCATCGAAAAACGCGAGAAGCGTCTTAACATCTGCGCTCTTTCCCTTCTTCGTGTTCTGTGTTACCTTCGCCTTGATAGCCTCTAGTTGCGCGTCGGCATCCAACTCTCCGAAGTCAGGGGCTTTTGCTGTCTTAGTCTTTGTCGTCGTTTCAGCTACTTTTACTTTCGTAGTAGTTACTACGTTCTCCGCCGGCGCATCCGTCGTGGCGACTGCGCTTGATTTTAGCGAAGGCGCAAAGCCTAGACTTGATAATAACGCAATTGTTTTAGAGCCGAGCTCTACGGTTACTTGAATTTCCATAATTTTGGGTTTTAAAAAATTAATATGAACAGATTATTCCGTTTTATCTTTGTCGCGCGTGATAGTTACCACGTCGCGCTCGACATCTATTTTACTGTACAACACTTTTTTTGAGGCTAGGCACAAGCGCGATCGGCAGCTAACTACATAATCGTATCGCCCTAGCGGAAAGTCTACCGACGAGCCCACCTCTAGGCCGTTGATCTGTGAGCGAACGCTCTTCGTTTTTGTTTCCATAATTGAATGATTGAATGATTGAATGGTGCAAAGGTACAAAAAAATTTAGCACCGCAATGAAACGGTGCTAAAAATTAACCTCTTTTAAATATTAAGGCTTAACGCCTATCGCGATCCAATCGAAGCCTTCTGCCATACTGTCGCCTGAGCCGCTCTTCTTGCGCACCGTAAAGTTGCCAACTGACTTAGTCACAGTGTTAAATCCGAGCAGCGCATTAGTGACCGTAAAGGGCGTCAATGAAGTAGTGTACGTCGTGCTTGCAAAGGCTACAGGCAACGTCACTGTGTCAGTCGCGACGCCGTTCCCCGGCTTTGATCCCCACTGTATGCGGACACTTCCGATATCGATGTAACCTGACGCCGAGTTGTCCGAAAAACTCGCCTGCGGATTAAGCAGTCTAAAGTTCGTGCCGTCGTATTGCAATTTTGCCGGAATCCCAAGAAGAATGTCCCCTGCGAGTAAAGCAGTGCCCAGTCCACAACTGTTGCCGCGGAGTATAGTCTTAGCGCCTAACGCGTTAACATTCACAGTTGCGGCCGCGCCGGTGTTTGTAACAGAAGGAATGTAGCTAATCTCCATGCCCGCAACGTAACCATATGCGACCATGGGCACTGTAGCGGTTTGCGCTTGCGCCGTTCCGCCACCTACGCCAAACGCGCATACCGGCGATTTAATAGGTATTATCTTTGATCCGGTAAGGACGGGCGCGATGTTGTCATCCCCGACTATTACGTATGCAGTCCCGGCGGCGATGCCGTTACCACAGATACAGCCTGATAGCAGACTAGGCGTTGTGGTACTCGCCCCGGATAGATTAATATTTACGCGCGTTCCGCCGTTCGCGTAAGCTTTGTTATAAAGTAGTGCGCCTTTGCATATCAGCGTCCCACCTAGCGCCATATCTATATTATAATCGTCTACATTAATGCGGTCGAAGCTGCAATCATTGATAGTTATTGCGCTCGTAGCCGCCCCGCTTATTAACTTGCTTCCAAATGTGCAGTGCGAAAACAACGGGTTCGAACCGGCCTGTACTGTGATCGTGTGCGCGGAGAAGTTTACGCTCTCGTAGTCTTCGAAGCCTGAAACGGACACGTCACCCACGATAGACCCACCGATCCGCATAGATCGCGTTGCGCCTGTGTATGCATAAATGACATTTCCAGTCGTATTAAGGTCAAAGATGGCGTAGGGCGCGTTAATGGTAGCACTCGTACATATTAGTATAGCCTTGTTTCCGTAGATCGTAATAGGACACGCGGGGAAGCTTATATCTTCTTCGGCGTAGTTTCCTGGCGCCACGTGTACAACATAGGACTGCCCGACCACCATAGCCGAAGCGGCCTCGTGGAAGGATTTAAACGGATATGTTGCAGAGCCGTTAGCCGTGTATGTATCCGTCCTGTTAGAATCAATGTGTAGTGTTCTCGTTATCTGTGTGGCCCCCTCATTAAGGGGCTCAACAAAAAAATCACCTACCGTTGCATCTAAGTCGCCGATATCCGTATAAGCTACGCCACTTTTTCTAGTAAGATTGGTAACAAGGCCGGCATACAGAAGTATATATCCGCAAATTAGGTATATATGTACTTCATCTCCGTAGATTTCTCTTAGGCAAGAACCGCGTCGCAAGTCACGGTTTCCCAAGGTGTAAAAATCCCTTTCGGTACTTTTAAAAAAGGCTGTTTTACTCATAATATTGTTTTTAATCTAGAAATATAATTCGGGCGTGTCTATCCGAAGACGGTTAAACATCGCCTGATCGCCTAACGCGTTAGGGTGTAGTCCGCCATCTTCATATAAAGAAGGATTGTATCTTATGTCCGACCCATCTACAGCAGTAGAGGTGTCACCGGGGTTATTATTTACGGCAGTGGCCTTATCAAACCGAGCGCCGTTTACCCCTACAGCAGCGATCATAACATTTCCGGAAATATGCGCATTACTCGCCTGTTGGCAAGTCCGATAATTAAGAACAAGCGTTGTCCCGATTGCATCGCAGCTAGCTTTTAAAGCCTGTAAATTGGGCAACGTATTCCCCCCATTAGCCCCTATCAGCACGCATAAGTACTTAGGCTTGTATATATTGTACTCCGAAGCGAATTTGGCCGCGATTCCGTGTATGTCATCACCGCCTCTCGCCGATATCATTACTTTTTTTGTAGGATTTTCGGACCTAAATAATTCAGCGTATCTTTTGCTTCTATCATACACATACACACCTTCTGTTATGCTATCCCCCGCGAACACGGCGTCGGGGTTATTCAAAGCGTACACTTCGAATTTTAAAAATACAGGGGGCGTTCCTACCTCTGTGTAGAACGCGTAATTTTGATTTTGTCTGCCTGCGCCCCATCCCGTATGAGACACGCTTAAATGCCCTCCCGTAAGTGTGTCTAGTAGAGATATAGTACTCGTGGTACCTTTCTTATATATCTCTACGATATACTCTCGATCGCCGACCATTTCAGTAGGTATATCTACCGATTCTAAATATGTCGAATTATAGCCCGTAGATGTGTATTGCGTATCTAAGCCGTTTCCAACGCTGTGTATTGCTAACTCTTTAGCCACAAAGTCTATCGCAAAACAACTGGCGCCCTCTCCGGAATTAATTCCGCCGAAAGAGATAGGAATTTTTAAATGCGAATTGCTGTGCATTATTATTTTAGTGCGCATAAATCTATTATCCGCATGGTATACTCTCTTACACTGCATGTATGTGGCGCTGCCAATTCCGGATGTTGTAACGCCGCCATTCCCGGGCGACCACGTTCCCGCGTAAGTCCATTTGTCCGAATCTAGGGCTGTAAAGGTATCCGAGATTAATTGTACATATTCTTTTTCGAGCACTACGCTCTCTATTAAGTCTACTTTGTCTTCTAGCTCAGATACTTTAGTTACAAGACCTTTCGTTGTTGTTGTAACAACATTTCCCTGTCCAGTCAACTGGTACGCTACCGCATAATTGCCTGTATCAGACCCGCCCGTTTGTCTCATAACATCACCTGTAGATGGTCCGTAGTAAAAATCTACAGCTAACGCAATAACTTGGTCTGACGTCAAAGATATAGGCTCGGCTATGGCTATCGTTTTCATTGTACCACTCTCTCCGGCCGTATTAGTTATCGTATATAATAAATTATCTACGGTTTTTGTAGATACATTTATTATAGCTACTCTTACAAAGCCCGTGGCAGATTTAAACTTAATCTCTTTTATAGCGGACACTCCTTCGAAGCTTTGATTCCAGTAGTATGCCTCTATATGCGCCGCAGTAGACCCGAAAACATTAGGCGACACGACTACATCTTCGGTTGTTGTCTTAGTCGTGTCATTTAGCTGCTCTTGTATTTCTGCTATGTCCGATTCTATGTCCGCCACATTCGCAGACCCGCCAGCGGCCGCCCAATTAGAAACCGTTGCCCATCCGGCCACGTCGTCGGCTTTAAATTGCCATTCTTCCACTACACCCGCCGACGGAGAGAAGCGTATCGTTTTCCTTATGCCCCTGTAGTCCGTATGTACAGCGGCCGTCGCAGTTGCTAACGTGTACCGCCCCGTGGTAAGCGGAAACAATTCATCTACATTCACCACGGGCGTGCTAACGTCGTTATTATATATAACGTCTGCGGCCTGCTGTCCGGTCATTCCTTCTGTTATCTTATTCATATTATGTATTATATAGATTCCCAAATTCCATTCGCATACCAGTACCCGCCCATATCCCACACGCCGCTCGCCAGTATCCACGAATCGCCGCCAATAGGGCAGGAATCCACATCAACCGTAGAGGTAGGTTCCCCGGCTACATTCACAGTAAAGTACATCTCTACGACGTACATAGCAGAGTTCGGGTTCACGAATCCTACGCGTAGCGCGATAGCTTGTTTTAGACCCGTCTCGGCGCACAGAGAGCCGTTTATATCTAACGCTCTTCCCGCCGTGTCACGTTTATACACGACCGTAGCTAACTTATATCCGGTGTTACTCATTCTCGCAATATGTGTTATTTTCAAAATCGACATCCCACAACACCGGTACTTGCATACCTTCCGTCATCGCCGACTCTTCTATTTCGAAGACAGGGTAAATTGATGTAGTGGATACGCTTAATACACTGCCTATAGCGTCTGCTGTTTGATTAGTATATGTTACCACAGCCCCGGCTTCATACCCGAAGGTGAACCACCGGCCCGCGTTGGTCTTAAAAAAAGGCACCTGGCGCCGTTTAGAGGCGAGGTGTAGCGAAGCTATAGTCTCGCTCGATATCTCATCTATGAAGCTCTCTAGAGAGTGCGTGTATATGCCGCTCGCTAGCGTTTCTGTGTACTTCGCGATTAAGTCCGGGGCAGCCACTTTCACGAACGCGCCTGTGCGGATTATGTGTGATACAAGACAGTCGGCGTATTGGCCCTCCCCGGCAAATTTAAATCCCGCGAAGTCGTCATAATCTAGCAAAAGGATATCCGAGATTCCTTCCGCAGAATATCTGCACGCAGGGACTATATTTTGTATTCTACAATTCATGGATTAAGGATAAAAAAAAGCGGTATCGTCAAATACCGCTTCTCACTTCTAAATACGCTTTATGGCGTCACCACTTCTGTGTATATAGGCGTTATAACGCTCTCGGCTGTGAGGTGAGGCGCAATCTCTGTAGAGGGCCCTTGTAAGATAAGAGTCCATCCGTTCGAATCCGCTTCCGCAGAGCCTGAGGCGTAGTCAAGTCCACCCGCCGGCGCTATTAGACCCGCTGTTCTCCCTAGCAGTGTTGCTTTTCCGGCATTATCGACTACGATAGCCACGAATCGGCCGAGTGCTAGCGCATCGCCTTCGTTGAGCACGTCTGCGTCCTCTGCATTAAGTTGCGCGTTAACAGTGTGTTGTCTGTACTTCCCGCCATTTCCACCGAGCAGCAACGCGTCCGTGAAAGATATCGTGTTGTTACGACCGTCGATTCTAAAAAAAGTCTCTCCGGTAGGCAGCTTAATAGCGCTCACGGCTTTGTCCGCGTCCGTGGTATATGCGATCTTATCCTCTACGGCTGCGGCTCCTACTACGGGGTTGTAGAAATTCGCAAGGTATAATGCCTTAGCTCCGGCCACTGAGTAGTCGCAAGCTTTCCCATCTATGCTTTTAGTTAATTTGCATCCCATTTTGATTATTTTTAAATAATTAAGTAAAGTCGGCGCCGAGGCTAACCGACCATACTACCCCAAATTACGCGATAACGGCAGGCACGTCCTCGGTGCGCTGATTAAGAGTCACAGTGAGTTGTCTATCTGCATCAGGGAGAGAAACAACTACTTGACCCGTGCGAGCGTTGATATTACCGCCGGCTGCGGTGGCTACTACGCTGACGGTAGTCACTCCGTTTGTAGTCGTTCCTTTCGTTGCGGTAAATCCTACAGCACTTGCGGCGTTGATATCGGGTGTGACACCTGCTGCGGTGTAAATCTTAAACGTCTTAGTTTCTCCTGCTGCGGTGAATACTAAAGAGTTAGGAACTACGACTAAGCCGTCGCCTTCTACGTGTCCGCCACTGGCTACTGTGATGGACGGATCAATTATCACTATCTCATCTTCGAACGGAATCACAAAGCCAAGACGCAAGCGCCCTTTTATGAAGATTTTATCCTCGTTTGGTTTTGGAAAGCTTCCGAGTTCGATCTGCTCTAAATCGGACAATATATCGGTTAAGAAGATGGCGTTCGTGCTATCATAGAAAATGAGCGTGTTCTTGCCGATGCCCTTAACAGGCACTAACTCTACACCTAAGTAGTAGAGTTTAGGATTTTTCTTGTCGGCGTCGTCGACTGTCCAGGAAGCCGCAATAACGGTATTGCTCTTTTCTGCCAAAGCGGCGCGAACGAGACGACGAGCAGCATAACTACACAATACATATAATGTACCTGCATCCTCTGCCTGTAAAACATCCTCAGGAATAGCGTTATATCCGTCCTCGATTAAGCCGAGAATATTAGCCTTCGTCAAAGTAGCGCCTACCATCTTAATAGACTCAGTGCTGCTAAGT